CTCAACAAATCTCTCTGCAATCTCACTATTTTTATAGATAATTACGCGTTTCTTGGCAGGATAATCCTCGACAATCCATCGGCGATCACCGTTGTTCACTGTCAGATATCTCTTTGTACCTGGTGGCCCATTGGGCGAACCGGCATATTCGCGCTTATTTTTGCTGTCTCCTAATCCGATGAGCTCCCACAACATCTCTATATTCTATCAATTATGTAGTAGTCGCCGCCGCCGCCAAAACTTGACCCCCGTGACCCCCACCCTTACCCACCCCCAGTACGATGACATCTATTGCCTCTGCCTCTGTTCCAAAGACCGTTGCTGAGAGCTACAAGAAGCTCAGCCAACGCGAACATATTCTCCAACTCCCAGATACTTACATCGGCTCCCGTGATTCGCATCGTGAGAGCCGATGGGTCTATGACTCCGAGGCTGAGCGGATGGAGTGGCGGGAGCTCACATTCAATCCGGGTCTGTTCAAGATCTTTGATGAGCTCATTGTCAATGCTCTGGACCATGTCACCAGACAAGCGACTGCGACTAGTCGCGTAGCGACGTCAGCAGGAGCGTCCGTAGCCGCTTCGACGGACAAGGCCAAAAAGGTCACACAGATCACGGTGACTCTGACCCCGACTCAGATCACGATCCACAACGACGGTGAGGGCATTCCCATCAGTATCCACCCCGAATACAAGGTGATGGTGCCCGAGCTCATCTTCGGTCATCTGTTGACCTCGTCCAATTACGACGAAACCGAAGAGAAGACTGTGGGTGGCAAGAACGGCTACGGCGCGAAGCTCACGAACATCTACAGCAAGGAGTTCATCGTCCGCACCTGCGACGCCAAGATCCTCTACGAACAGACATTCCGCGATAATATGTCCGTCGTGGGAAAACCGGTGATGCACAAGGTGGCGGCGAAGACCAAGAGTTTCACCGAGATCCGGTGTACGCCTGACATCGGTCGCTTCTACGCCGGCGCAACCGAGATCCCAGCCGATATGTTAGCTATCCTACGGACACGTGTTGTTGACGCCGCTGCCTTGGCGGCTACCAATGGATGCCGTGTGATCCTAGACGGCGCGGCGGTTCCCGTGACCTCCTTCGAGAAGTATGTGCGTCTCTTCACTGAAGAGGGAACACCAGTCTTCTATGAACGCGCCGGGCCGCGGTGGGAGATCGCCGCCGTTCTGACACGACACCTACACTCCGATTCTATGGGTGGAGTGCCTGATGACCGCCACATTTCCTTTGTGAACGGCATCTTCACGCGGCGCGGTGGCAAACACGTGGACGCCGTCGCCCGTGCTGTCCTCAGCACTTTCTGCGATGGGCCGGGCAAGAAGCTCGATCTCAAACCGGCGCAACTCAAGGATGCCGTTACCTTCTTCGTGAACGCGACGATTGTCAATCCGTCCTTCGATAGCCAAACAAAGGAGACGCTCACCACACCCGCCGCCAAATTCGGCTCCACATTCAAGATCTCCGACGCATTCGTGGCACGATTAGCCAAGGACGGTGGTCTCCTCGAGGAGGCACAGGCGGTTCTCGACGCGAAGCTCTCGCGGGATGCCAAGAAGTCTGATGGACGCAAATCGTCCACCGTGCGCGGTATCCCCAAACTCGAGGATGCTACCTGGGCGGGAACACCGAAGTCCGCCGAATGTACTCTCATCCTGACCGAGGGTGACTCAGCCGCCTCGACGGCGATTTCTGGTCTCAAGATCGTCGGGCGTGAACGCTACGGTGTGTTCCCCCTCAAAGGAAAGATCCTCAACGTCAAGGATGCGACCATTGAGAAGAAGACCAAGAACGACGAACTCACGCGCATCAAGCGGATCCTCGGGCTCGAACACGGGCGCGCCTACAAGGATGTCAGCAAGCTCCGCTATGGCAAGGTGATGATTATGACCGATCAGGATGTGGACGGCTCACACATCAAGGGTCTGTTGATCAATCTCTTCCATACAGAGTGGCCGGAGCTCCTGCGCCTCGGCTTTCTGTGCTGTATGATGACGCCGCTGCTGAAGGCTACGCGGGGCGGTGCAACCAAGTGCTTCTTCTCCGCCTCCGAGTACGAGAAATGGTTGGAGAGTGCAGAGGGAAAAGAGAAGGGATGGCACATCAAATACTACAAAGGACTCGGCACCTCGACGGCAGTAGAGGCCCGTGAATACTTCACTAGTATGAACACGGTGCGCTTCCAGTGGGACGACACCGCCGACGGACACATCGACCTCGCCTTCAGCAAGAAGCGCGCCGATCACCGCAAGGAATGGTTGGCGACCTACGATCGGAATCGCGTCCTTGAAGTACCGGCGGGTGGCGCCGATGTCAGTTACACGCGGTTCATCAACGACGAACTCATCCACTTCTCCAACGCCGATAATCTGCGGTCGCTGCCGCATATGATGGATGGACTCAAGCCGAGTCAACGGAAGATTCTGTGGGCTTCGCGGAAGCGTAATCTGGTCTCGGAGATCAAGGTCGCGCAACTGGCAGGGTATGTGTCTGAGACCGCAGCCTATCACCACGGCGAGGCCTCGTTGACGGCGACGATTGTTGGAATGGCGCAGAACTTCGTCGGTTCTAACAATATGAATCTGTTGGCGCCGAATGGCCAGTTCGGCACGCGGCTCCAGGGCGGCGACGACTCGGCTTCGCCGAGGTATATCTTCACGGCACTGGAACCCATTCAGTCTACCGTGTTCTCGAAGGCGGATGATCCGGCACTCGCCTGGATCGACGATGACGGACAAACTGTCGAACCGGAATATTATCTGCCGGTGCTACCACTGCTGCTCGTCAACGGATCGGTGGGTATCGGAACGGGCTTCTCTACGGAGATTCTCCCCCATTCGCCGAAGGATATTGTGGCGGCGCTCCGCGCACGGCTAACAGGTGCCGTGGCGGATCTGACGAGCCGGACACTGATGCCGTGGTGGGATGGCTTCCGCGGCCCCGTGACGATTGTGGGCGACGGAGCCAAGGTACAAACACGTGGCATCTACCAGTTCTTGGATGACGACACGAATCGTGTTCGGATTACGGAGTTGCCGGTGGGTGTGTGGACCAAGGATTACAAGGCATTTCTGGAGGACCTTATCGCCGGCCCTGGCGGAGAGTCGAAATCAGAGACCGCGTCGGCACCGCGTATCCTCAAGGGATTCCAGGAGGCGTACAATGATGTGGATGTGGAGTTTCTATTGACGCTTGATCCGGAGTACTTTCACGAGGCGCGGACATTCCCCGCGGAGTTCGAGAAGAAATTCCGGCTGATGAATTCCACGTCGCTGGGGAATATGGTGGCGTTCGATTGCGACGGACACATCCGGCGGTTTCCTTCGACGGGCGCGATCCTGGAGATGTTCTATGTCAAGCGCATTGGGGGCTATGTATCCCGGAAGGCGAATGAGTTGGCACGACTGGATGCCTTGGCGCAGGAGGTCGATGCCCGTGTACGGTTCGTACGGGCGGTGGTGGAACGCCGGCTGGTGGTTGCGAATGCGGAGGACGCTGATCTCTTGGCGGGGCTCAAGGCCCTGGATTTACCGGCGTTGTCGGGTTCGGCCGATGATCTGCGTGGATACGAATATCTGCTGCGGATGCGCGTGGATCGCCTCAAGGCTGCTGCGATCGCGGAACTCGAAAAGGAGCTCGAGTCTATTCGTGCGAGCAGGGATGTGCTCGCGGCCAAGTCGGCCGAGGACTTGTGGCTCGCGGATCTGGATGTGTTCAGCGCGGAGTATGAGGTATTCGCCGCGGCGAAGGCCCACGCTGTCTCGAGTACTTCAGCGACGACCAAGAAACTCGTGAAGCCGCGGATTATAAAGCGCAAGGTAGCGACTACTACATAACCAACAGGAACGCATTGTTTAGTGCGCGGATCTCTATGGATCGTAGCAGTTCCCTATTTTCATAGACCCGTCCCATTATGGAATATAATTGACCCATACACATCATCCCCAGAATCGTTTTGTAGAAATGCGGTACCATAACTATTTCCCGATTCATCAACCGATTGAGACGATCCAGACAGTCGAGCAGATTGAGTTCATTCATGTCCACATAATCGAGAATGGGTTGGAGGATGGAGCGACAGATATTGGCGAATTCTTCTGGATCGTGTAAATCCTCGGAACGAAGTGGAGGGTCATACATATTTTTGAACACTTCAATGATATCGATGTTGTCGAGCAGATTTCGCCCACGCATCAATTCACCCAGCGATAATAGGATTTCGTGTTCCTCGTCAGTGAAGCGGAATGCCAGTCCGAAGTCGATGATGCCCAGTTCGCCGTTGGGCATAAAGACTACATTGCCGGGATGTAAATCGATGTGTTGGATCGCATTGGAAACATACCCGAAACTTACGAATAGACAGAATTTATATAGGAGTTCCAGGCGGGTTTCTTCTGTCGTATCTGGATGTAGGGTGTGTGAGCCTTCGATGCGGTCCATTAAAATATATTCGGTGTCTGAATCGGTGTGTGTATTTCGTGCCTGTGGAATGTGGACAAATCCGAGTTCAGCATAGTCTTCCCGTGCTTCTGTCATATGCGCGATTTCGTGGTTGAAATTGCACTGTTCAAGAATGTCATCGAGGTTCATAAAAAAGGGTCGGAGGGCACGTATGACGATGTGCCGGGGGAACCAATAGGATGCCCAGGTGTAAAATCGTCCTATGTCTTCACAGCCTACGGCGAGGCGATCGTAGATATTGGCACGCTTTAGCTTGAGGACGACGGGGCTGCCGGAAGCGTCTGTCCCATTGAAGATAAGGGCGATCATCCCACTGTTGGCGACGTGGCGGTCAATGGAGACGCCGTATTCTGCTTCTACGGTGTCGATGACATCGTAATTGATTTCATCTTCTGTATAGCTGGCATTGGATGTATAGGGTCGGAGTTCGGTGCGGAGTTCGGTGTTGAGGTCAAGAGAGGTGGTGTTTGCGAGAGATTGGAAGATTTTGGTGAATAGGATATTTTCCTGGCGGAGACGGTGGAGGAGTTTGCGGAAGAATATGGGCCGTGGATTCCACAGATACCAGAAAGCAGCGACAGTTAGGATTTGTAAACACTTAAGTAGTTGTATTATGAACATCTAATTAAGTGATGGTTATTCTGCTTAGGTTGGGGACGTACTCATTTTCCTTGAGCCGCCATTTGTAGCCCCGTTGTTGCTTGACGCTCTGCTCCTAGTATTTGATTTAGCGTGTTTGTTTTTAGGGTTCCTTTCCTTGCCGCCAGTCGTTTTTCTGCATCAGTCAAGGCTGCAGGCTCTTTGCGTTGTGCAGCTGCCATTGATTCTGCCGCCCTAGCTAGTTCTCCTGTTGTAGGTTCGTTACCAGTTAGTTCTGCAATAGGGTTCGTAGATCCTTGTGTTGCATCTTTAAATCTTCCAAATGCCTTTGCCACTGATGCTGTACTTCCTAACCCACTAGATGAAGAAGGGTTCGGTTGTTCGGGCGTCATATCTGGTTGGGGCTCCTCTGTAGATTGCAAGGGGTTCTCTATGATACTTTGTATTTCTGATTGATCACCTGAGACTGCTGCTGCTGTACTTCCTAACCTACTAGATGGCATTGGGTTATTCACCTGGGTAATATCATCTTGAGCGTCTGCTTCTGTTTCTACCGCTTCTTTTGGAGTCGTGAACTTCACGGATCGTCCTTTTAGCGCGTTATTAACACGCAGTGCCGCTGCCACCCTTTGCACGGTTTTTTGCAATTTCCCTGCCTTTGGCGGGGATTTTTGACCACTTTGGTTAGCACCTTCAATTCCCCACGTAGTCGTACCGTCTGGCTTTTCGTAGTAGATGGACCCCGTGGCACTATCTACGAGCGGTGTCCAGCCTTGGGGGGTGACAGGCGGCTTGTTGTATGTCCTGTCACCACTCTTATCAGCATACCAGCGCTTACCGTTGGTGATCCCTGTTGTCCAACCAGACGGTATGTCACCAATGTCTGGACTATTGGGTTCACCACCACCACCACCAGTTGGACCACCACCACCAGAACCACCAGAACCACCACCAGAGCCACCACCACCAGAGCCACCACCACTACCACCAGTTGGACCACCACCAGAGCCACCACCACCAGAGCCACCACCACCACCACCACCACCACCAGATCCAGACCCTGAGCCACAATTGACTTCCTTATTTACTAATTGTATTAAGTTTTGTAAGTAATCATTAATATAACTATTCGCCTTATTTGTTTTATTATAGTTCTGTACTAAAGCCTTTGTATGGTTTAAAATAGCGCATATAGTGTTTCGTATGCTCGTGTCATTTTCCGTAGATTGTGTATCAGCTGGACTGGCCTGAACGGCTGGACTGGCCTGATCGGCTGGACTGGCCTGATCGGCTGGACTGGCCTGATCGGCTGGACTGGCCTGATCGGCTCGACTGACCTGATCCGCTGGACTAGCCTGATCGGCTGGAAGAGCTCCCAGTGATGTAAGCAGCTTATACATTTCGGTACCTTTACCCGCAATATCGAGGACTGTACCATTCTCATATTTAGTATTATATTGAATAGTATCTTTTCTAGTATCTGCTAAATAACGAACTAGTCCAATATGTTTTTTATCAACAGCGTGCCATAATAATGTGTGACCGTTGCTATCGACTTCATTTATATTTCCAATTTTTTTGATCAGTGATTCGTATAAAGGTGAATTCGTATTATAGGGGTTCGCGATTAAAATATTCAAGGCTTCTTTATCATCAACGTTTAAATTATCGATTAATGTTTCAAACTTAGCTATATAAGTATTGCTATTTTGTATGTTAAACGTTTTAATATAATGCTGTATAATACCGAGTTTTTTGCCAGAATCGCTACGAATATCGGCAGTATTACCTGTATCAAGTATATCATCAATAAGATCCATTTTTCCTAGACTTATAGCAGATTCTAGCGCCTTTGATACATGTACCCCTCTGTTGAGAAGAAGTGTAATATACTCCTTATTATCTTTTTGGAGGGTATGATTTTTAACAGCGATATCTAGAAGTTCTGCACTTTGAGGATCTTCTATTTTAACAGTGTTCAAAAATATTTCAGCTTCTTTGAATATCTTGTTCATACTAGGAGGCGTAAACACTGTAGATTGTAATAATAATACACTATAATTATATTCTTTATTACGAATATTAGGAGATCCTAACACTAGGGCATCTTTGAAGATATTGCTTTTTCCAGGGATTATAGAAGGGGTCTTTTTAACTGTAATAGCACCCCTGTCTCTATTGCGTAAAGAATAACTTGATATTTCATCACTAGTTACTTTATTTCTGTTCATATATGATCTTATGCTTTGCTTAGTATTGCTCAAAAGATTGGATGTTTGCTCAATCATAGCTTGAATTCCTCTTCCAGCGGCTTGAACGGCAGCAGCACTAACACTCGCAATCTTGGAACCAGACGACTCATTGCGTGGCTGGGCCGTCGGGTTTGGAGCCAACGGGTTTATTGCTCGGGCTTCGGCTGGAGCTGGAGCTGGAGCTGGAGCTGGGGCTGGAGCTGGGACTGGGGCTGGAGCTGGGGCTGGAGCTGGGGCTGGAGCTGGGGCTGGAGCTGGGGCTGGCGCTGGATTCATCGGGTTTGAAACAGTTTGGATAGGTTCAGTGGTTCCCGACATTATCTCCTCTATTATGTTTTAATATTTCCATATATAAAAACATAACGGTTATTAATTGGCCCCGGGGTTTTCACTAGCCCTTTTATTGTAGTGGATAACTTACAAATCTGGCCCTGAATCTGAATCTGACTCTGGTCCAGTCTGAGGTTGAGGCTTAGGCGGCCCCTTAGGTGACGGGCTTCTTCTATGTCGCTGGGGTCCAGTTCCAGGTTGTCGCAAACCTAATATATCAGCTGGTCGTGAAGCATATATACTAGATGCTTTCGCTGTCGCACCAGCACTACCTTCTGGTGCTGGTGCTCGTGCTGGTGATGCAGACAATGATCGGCCGTTTGCTTGCGATCGGCCTGTTATTGCGGGCAATGGTCGACTTGTTGTTGGTGACAATGATCGGCTTGCTGCTGCCGCCCTTAATGCTGGTGGTAATTTGCGTGCTGGTGAGCTACCGGTCACTTTCTGTGTCCTACCTCTATCTACCGTAGAGCCCTCAGATCTTAAGAGAGTTGATAAGAGTTCCTGTGCGAGATAATACATTGTCGGACGATCATTCTGTTGTTCTATTATATTTGTTACAACATAGTCCAAGGGTGCATTCCCTTGGGCATTTCTGTTATCGCTTACAATATCAACGCTGTAATACTCTTTAAAATAAATCAATAACGCAATTGCGCAATGTGGTTCACTATTGCGACACGCGATACTTAATGCCGAATCACCATTCATGTCACGATGATTAAACCATCCTTTACCTTGTTCGCGCTTCTTTTCCTTATTAACGATTTTACTACTCGAATCAAATGTTGTGATTGCCTGAACTAAATGCTGAAGCCGGTTGGGGTGATTTAATCCGGCAATATACATTAATATTGTACGACCCGATGGTGAGACAAAAAATGTACCATTATTATTTGTCGATAACATTGTAACAATACCCAATATAGTTATATTATCCGTTGAGTTGGTCTGAGCCATCTGGATATATTTCTCAAACAAAGTAGCCACATTATTTAACAAGATATTGTCTTTTTTTTCAAATTCTGTGGCACCGCCGGATTGACTAATCCGGCCCCTCAGTACTTTACGTGTGGTTCGCTTAGATGAGCTACGGTGTGAACGTGTGCCACCACCCACTATATGGAAAACGCCATCTTCCGCCATTCCTCTAAAGGCGGATCTTAATAAAATACGCCGGGTAAGCGAACCTTAGAAGAACCGATCAAACGATCCAGACTTGGTCCCCGCCCGTGTTTCAAGAACCGGCAACGACAACGGAACCGGCATATTCTGTATGTCGTGTAAATACGTCTCGTGCATTGAACACTCCGACAAAATACGCGGGGCCGCCCAGGTAACAACAATCGTGTTCAGTTCATCGATCTGTTCGCGGATATTGTCAGGCTGGTTCTTTCCATACTGGAGATACATCGCGCGCATTACGGTCAACAGTTCATCCACGGATTGTTCGTCAATGAGATAGGCTCCCTTCGATCGCTGATACACTTCGTATCGTATGCGGTCCTGGATGATCTGAACATTCGCGGGACTGAAGTACGCCTGATTCAGCGGCGTGGCCATAACATTGCCACGTATGGCATCCGTTGCCTCCGATGCCGCCACCTTCATACGATATCCGAAGCCGGGTAAGTTGTCTGCCCCACTAGCACCGTTACGCTCTCCAAGATTGACACGCCCATTCGACATACCTCTACCCTATAATACCAAAGTAGTTTAGCGTTACAAGCGACCCTACAAGGAATTTCGCTGGACACCCGCGTCATCCTCAATCTGGGCTATCATCCGTTCATACAAATTGTCCGTCACAACACGATCCGCCACCCGTTCATACGGCAATCCCTTCTTGCGCAGAATTGCGCGGAACCAGTGTACGCCATACACGTCGGGCTTCTTAAGATGCGCAACACAAAACGGCTCTGTACCGTATTTCCCTTTGTAACACGCCTCTACCGCTCCTGATCCGGGTGCGAATGAGTCTTTCACATCCCACCAGTTTAGCGGCAGAAAGGCGTTCGCAGGTAACACATAGCGTTCGAGGCTGAGAGCGGCGATCCCCTTTCTGTACAGATTCATATAGTCAAAGGGCGTCTTCAGCTCCAGGAGACCCGTGGGAATATGATCCAAGAGCCACGTCGTCAACTCGGATCCGGGGCCCGGCACTTTGATGAATCCCATATCTACGATCTGGGGCTCCTTCATACGGTACGCGCCTTTCTGGATTGTGCGCTCGGAGCTGAATACATAGCTGTGTTTCAGGATCGCGGCAGGGATCGGGCGGGTCAAGAATATGTCTAGATCGATCCAGGCACCTCCGCGTTTGTGGAGCATCGTGAATCGGAACAGATCACTGAACGGCAGATAACTATAGGCGTTTTCGCGCTTCCCTACACCGGCGCGCCCCGCGTACTGGAAGAGCTGCGATTCGGGTAACAGCTCTCTGGCATCGCGGACGTGGATATGGGGTGACACAGGTATCTGTTGGAGGAATTCGTGCATCGGGTTGTATGTGTAGATTGTAACAGAGTAGCCACAATTGACGTAACTCTGGAGCGCCGCGCGTTCCATCCGCGACAGCGGTTTGCCTGTCCAAAATGTCTGTAGCAACAGAGGCGACCGTGCCGTGGCTTTCCTGGTTTTCCTGGTTTTCTGCATCTTCCCTTAGTAATGGGCACACAAATTATGAAGGGGCTATTTGCTAAGCTACATAACACAAGATGCATCGATTATACGATGGAACAATCCTTCGACTTATGTCAGCACGAGAACTCACCGATTTATCTGTTTGGAAAGGAAATCGTATCCTGGATACCGAACACGTCGCAGCCATCCGAAAGAAAATAGCTGATATCCGCTCACTGGATTCGGGATATCGCATTATCCGTTGTATGGAAGCGAATGGAGCTGGAGTTCTTACACCGCAATTGTATCTGATAGATGGACAACACCGTGCGGCGATACTGCGCGAACACTTCCGTACAACGCTGTGCGAACCCGATTTTATGGTGGTCGTTATGGAGAAGGACATTGCTTCGGAGACGGAGGCGATCGACTATTTCAACCTGATCAACACCGTGAAACCCCAACAGTGGCGAACAGATCCGGCGCTCCTTGTCAACCAGTATATCGCGGAGCTGGAACGCCGTTTCAATACCAAGAAACTGAAACTCATACGCCAGGGCTCGACGTGTCGGCCTTATCTGTCTGTGGATCGCCTCCGTGAAGCACTCCGCGCGAGCATAACGGAGCTACCACAGGAGGCCGCGGCGATTCAGGAATTTGGGGAACGGGCCTTCGCAAAGAACCAGGAACTCGTGGCCGAGATGCAGATCCTAGTCCTCGGCAATACGAAGGACAGTCGTATGTATGAGCGAGTGGCGGAGGTCAACTTCGCGCTGGCGGTGGATCTGAGCTGGATTAAGGAGTGTTAGTCGCGGTGGCTACGATTATTTTGTAATATAAACAGAATAGCGGTTTGTAAATTTTGAAAATGGAATATCTATTATATTGATTTCGGAAACCTGAAATATGTCTTTGCACCAAAAAGTTTTTGGTATTAAAATATTGAACGATTTTAACCCCTTTGCATTGTCACACAAAATACAAATATTGATCTTCCCCTGCAGTTTTGTTATTCTTACTAATTCGGTAACTGCTGCTGTTACCTCTTGTAAACTGTTTAAATATGAAATTGTTGATATAGATATAATATTATCAAAATACCCCGATTCATACATATCTAACTTCATAATATCATTCATCGTAACGTGTGAACTTGGAAATAGTGTTTTACATTTATTAATTGCGTCTTGATTAATATCACATCCATACAGCGGTAGTTCTTTATTTATTAACTGAATATAGGCAAACAACGCCCCTACACCACACCCTGCATCGAATATATTTGAGCTTTTCTCTATATCTATTCCTGTGGTAAACTCCTTACATAAAGTATCCCATTCCCCCTGACTTATATAATCCCACCCTGACATATGATGAAGAAGAGCGCCCGTTTTATTTGCGGATTCACTAAACCATTGTTGTGTTTTCTTTTTGTAAATATCTTTGAATACGACTGGGTAATAATGAGCTGGATTTATTGGATCAATACGCCCCTCATGACATACTTGTTTTCTCTTTTCTGGAAAGGGTGGAGGATAGCCACCATAAGAATATGTGCATACTTTGTCTACTTTATTCGGTACATATACTTCAATATCTTCGAACTTTGTAAGTTTTACTGGGAAGATATCTTCAAATTTATATGAATTCTCTTTATAAGTTGATAACCATTTCTCTATGGATGTGATTGCTCTCCCATTATTGTTTTTATCTACATTATAAATGAATATATCTAATTGTAGCCCGTGATGTTTATTATCATTTTTATCGGAAGAATCCGTGTATGAAGAGTATAAATCACGTATTTTTGCTAAACCATCTAATGACTTCCCAAAAAACCACATAGTTGAAGGCAATTCATCCTGGATATGTTTCTCCAATATATCGTAGTCATCGGCTAACATCGCTACATCTAAATCACCATCCCAAGGAATAAATCCTGCATGTCTTACAGCCCCTATTAGAGTTCCGCCTAAACACCAGTATTTAATATTTAATTTCACACAAATATTATGAAATACCTCAAGCATTTTCGTCATTTTTCCATGTGCGAGTTGAAGGCTAGTCATTCTTATAATATATATGTATTTTTGTTATCTTTATGTTTGTATTCTACTCCTGCTATCCACTAGATGGCAAGCCTCATTAATTTGCTCACATCCGTTCTCAAATTATATGGCAAAACCTAATCCGCCCATACCGTTCGTGAATTTCACAAAATTCATCGTCTCACAATAGACCGTGAAATCAAACGCAAACGGCGACAACGGATCCAAACTCCAAGGCTGTACCTCCAGCTGTACGTCTCGGATACGACTCGTATTCAAGGAGCCCGATGCCTGTGAGTGGTCCGACACATTCAGGCCGAAATTGATATGATACAACGGCCCCATCACGTCATCCGGCTTGAGCCCACCCGGATTCACACCCGCCGATCCCGAACCCACGGCATTTTGATACTGTGTATGGAGTTCATAGTACGCCGCCGGTTTCTCTTCGAACATTTCATTACCCCCCAACAATAGTCGCGCCGATCGTAAAATATCTCTCTGCGCATACGATATCTGTCGCCCCGAATTCGGAAAAATGGCCGCATTCGTCATCGGCCAATACGGTGCCTGTGTCAGATTTTTCCAATTGCTCAGATTGATGAAATCGTTGCGGCTCTCAATCGCATCAGATCGTCGCCCAAAGAAAATAATTCGATTCATAACTCCGTGAACATCGAGATCTAACACCGTACGCGTTATTATACTCGGAAATGAAAATCGTTGGACCTGATGTACCACGTGCGTTAATTCCCTCTCCGCAAACGTGGCCTGTTCCTTGTCCGTTATGTATATATAGTTCCCTTCCAGATGTGCGTTCATTGTGAAACCATCCTGTGTGTTTACTGTGGCTACACGTCCCGAATTGATATCCGTATAGAAATTCCGGGGCTGTCCTTTGGGATCCGTAAATGTCTGATACTGGGCCTGTAGGGTCAGATTATCAAACGGCGGTGGTGTAAATAGCGGATGGCCACTGGCGTCGGTGGGTGACGTCGATACTGGCAACGCCGGATTATACAGGAGTTTCCTACCAAAACGTACCGGCTCCGATTGAAATACATCGTCCATAATCCGATATATATCACGGAGCGTCTTCAACTGGAGTCGCACCTCCACTTCGTGGAGCTGTAGTGCGACCAACGGAAGCGCATTTCCCCAGCTCTCCGAAAACCAGAACGGCAGAGGCACACGGATCTGGCGGCCCTTGATGCTCACGCCCCCTGCTACGCCTAATCCTCCATCGGGGTCGACGACATTGTGTGGATAATCTCCCTTCGTAAACGGATAATTCGGCGATTTTCCCATGATTCCCCATTCAGGATTATTGAGTTCCGGTGTATCGCCGATCATATTCCGCCAAGTAAGATATTTGTCCACCGGCATATCCGCCGCTGCGCGAATTGCGAGCCATTCTCCTGTGAAACTCTGGATCTGTGAGCCACCTACAAAAATCGACACGTTATCAATAATCGTCGTGCCGAGCATATGGGCCCACCGAAACGACGGTATGCGATACGGGCTACCCATCGACGCCGATATATCAAACACATTGCTATAGATATCGGGAATATCGAACACGAAAGTAAGACTCGTCATAAGGGCGGCGTGTCGTGGTATTTTCGTACGGAGTTGAATCGGGTAATCCATATCCATTACGCTCGGGCCATCCAGGGTAATCGAAATAGTTTCCTGACTGAAATGCGTGAATCGCTTGAAAACCTTGTAGAAATAGGTCATCTCCGGATTACCGTTGAAATACCGATTCTGGTTGCCCACGGCAACAATACCAATCTCACCACCACCTGGCATCCTCTAAACACTATGGTGAATAACTACAGTGTTTAGCGAACGTGTCACTGCGGCGTGTACCTTACGCCGAATAATAAGACACCCACCAATTGTCTGCCAAATATGGTGGCAGATTCTGCGAAGCCGATACGAGCTGACTCGACGGTCCAGCACGGACCATTCGGTCAATCTGTTCGTAGTTCAGAGCGTACCCGGAATACAGCAGACGACTGATGAGGCCATTGGCAGCACCCGATACAGAAAAGACATCCTCGGGTGGAGCATTCTCTTTATCGCTGCAGCTCTCGTTTTTGAATACGTACACATTGCCGAAATTCTGCTTCGGGATCGTACTGAGTTTCATACGGTGTGCCACGTTTCCATTGATGTATATGTCCACATCCATATTGCGTACCACGATCGCTAAATGAAAGAACTTACCCACAGGCATATTCGGAATCTCGCAATGGGTATTCCAGCTACCCGCCTCATTCATATGTACGACCAACGAATTTGTGTCGCTGCGCACAAACACGCCTGGGCACATCAGGGGTTTATAGTTCGACGATCCCTTGTGAAACACGTGTCGGAGACTCTTTTCCTGCGGCCCACCCGTGAACGTCGCCTTGTTGATCAACAGGAAACAGCTGTAGGAGAATTCGAGACCGCTGGGCGCATTCACCGACGGATAAATCGTGTTCGAACCCTTCTGATTCGGGTTCTGGAAGATCACCTGCGGCCCATCATACAGATAAGGGAGGAGTGACGTAGATGATTGCGAATATACATCGATCACCGTCATAAAATCCTTGCCGAATCGTAGAACAATATAGGCCAACCAGAAAAAGACGACGAATTGTAACAACTGTGCTAACGCGGATGTACCGAGCGTATAGTTGTATATATCCTGCAGGGACACCATTCTACCCTATGTTGGTAATTTTAGGATATTACTCCATCATCGACGAATATTTAGAGGCACTGACTTTACCTTTCTGCAGTATACCATCCGCAAGAGATGTGAGTGCACTAGAATTGGTACACGATGCCTGTGACGGTGAAATACCGGAGGATATTCCCGTGAAGTTGACGTTAATACCCAGCCATTTGCCGACTTCCGTAAAGATATCATGTTTCGTCTGCGATGGACCCATCTGGTAGATTCCGTAGATAACGTCGGGGGTTAATTGCTGATTCCACATCTGGACAGAGGCATAGCGGCCACCGAAGGCGCCATATTCGCCCAGGCGAAGCTCCAGGTCACCTATCGGTACCTGAACAACATTGTCC